CAGCCGCAATCGTTGCCGGGGCTTGGAACCCAACGTAGTTAGTGCCGTTTGCAGTTGCTTCGCGGAATCGTGCATCAACCTGATTATCTAAAATTACATTGCCAGTTAATGTGCCGCCTGCTTTAGGTAATCTTGTTTCAGCATTTTGATCGGCTACTGTTGCCGCATCGAATGCAGTTTTGACTGAATTTGGTGTTGCAGCAGTTGTAACACTTGTGCTGCTAAAGCTATCAGTTAGTTGTACAGCACCAACTACACTTGTGCTAGCGGCAACAATTTTGCTGCCTGAAATAGCAGCCGAAGCATTAATATCTGCGTCGAGTATTGTGCCGTTTAGCAACATTGTGCTTGTAACGCTGCCCGTATCGCCTGTTGTTACGACGGTGCCAGTTGTATCTGGCAGTGTGATTGTGCGATCTGCGGTTGGGTCTACTACCGCAAGAGTAGTCTCAAATGTATTTGCACTGGCACCTTCAAAAGTTAAGCTGCCAGCAGTACCAATCTCTAAGTTGCCTGTTATTGTGCCGCCTGCTACGGCAAGTTTATCTCCATCAAGTTCTTGAATAGCAGTTTGAACATTGACCGCAACAATGCTACCGGCAGGTGTAAAACTGATATTGTTAGCAGTCTGTGCGGTAACTGTCTGCGATACATCAATCTCAGTCCAGGTAATACCATTAGATAACAAAATATCTGGCGGTGATAGCGCTACATGTGGCGCGTTGCCCGTAGTAATAGTGCCCGCTTCAGCTACTACTAAGTAATAACGACTGTTACCTGCGGCTGGAGCAGGCAGTGCCTGACCTATCGCCAAACCAATTGCTGTACCTTCTACTGTGACGCTACTGATTAAACCGGTGCCACTGCCTAGTGAGGCATCGAAGGTGCCGGCGAATACAATCTCACCAACCGAGATACCAATTGGCTGGAATACGTTCCCGTCCCATAATGCAAGATCACGGCTGAGAGGGTTGAAAAAGAACTGGCCTATGTAATCAGCAGTCGGCTGAGTATCGCCAATCTTAGTAACAGCGTAATTGGCAACTTTTGCGCCTGTAACTGTATTAGCGCCAATACGCGCAATATCTAAACTGCCGCTTGTAATCTGTGTTGCAGCAAGGTTTGGGATATCAGCAGCAACCAGAGCGCTGCCGCCAGTGGCGATACCTTTGGAATTTAAAGTTATTTTTGGATAAGTGCCAGCAGTAAGGCCGCCTTGTGTTGCTAGTGATATCGTGCCAGTGCTAATAGCAAAATCACTGCCTGCGATAACACCGCCTAATACTGCATTAGTAGCAGCGCTAACATTCAAAATGCCGCTGCCGTCTACCGTTAAACCAGTGCCTGGCCTCACACCACCGATAACGCCACTGGTAGCAACAGGTAAATTAGCGCCAGTCAATGCAGTTGTAGCCGTTATATGACCTTGCGCATCAAACGTGATCCCGCTTGTGGTGCCAGCGGTAATGCTATTGGTGTGGTTTACTACGCCGCCGCCGGTAACACTTAAGCCAGTGCCTGGCGACATTGCGCCAACAGTGCCAGATATCGCAATTGGTAGATCGCCCGATGCAATAGCAGCGCCCACAGTTACGTGGCCTTTGGTGTCAACCGTCAGCTTTGTGTACGTGCCAGCCGTGACGCCGCTGAGCGCATGTTCAAGGCTGCCAGTAGAAGCATTGCGAACAATCGGGCTAGTGGGCGCTACCAGTTGCAGGTTGCTGCTGCTAACTGTTATGCCACCTGTAGCTGGGATGGTGCTGGTGTCAAACTTGGCGGCAGTTACGGTGGCATTGGTAAGGCTGGTGCCGCTAATGCCGCTGAAATTTACCTTCGCTGCTGGTATTGATGCGTCGTCTACTAATGCAGCGCCTTGCTGTACTAAATTTTTAACTGTAATTTTCTTGGTGTCACTACCTGCGATAGAATATACAGGCAATACATCCGCTGCTGCTGGTGCTGTTTCGGCAACTAGCTGATCTATCCGCTGGTTAGCCATTACAAGTCTTCTCCAAGCTCCAGGATGTCCGCGTCAGCGGTGCTTAGCACCATTCTATCACCCGCAGCGTTAAGTAACAGGTCGTCGAACGTGGTAGTTTGCACTCTTAGCTTGATCTCACCAGTAGTAACAAAGGTGAATCGGCTTTCAATTATGTCGCCAGCAGTGCATTGGATAGCTGCGTTAGTCATTACACCTTGGATTTCGTACCAAACTGAATCATTGCTAGCATTAGCGCCCTGCGCTTGGCCTTCAGTCAAAATGTAAAGATTAGCCTTAAAATCACTGCCAAACTGTTGCCGCAATAATAGGTTATGCAAATACACTGCAATCTCAGTCTGACCTGTAGTTGCATAATCAAAAATACAGTCGATACTGCCTGAGCCCGTGATCAAAGTGCTGTATTGATTCCTAAATTCATCACCTAAACTAGAAGTATCTACAGCCTCGCGGTCAGTTGATAATTCAAACCGTATAATATTTGCTAATAGCCTTGGCACTGAATTAAGGATTTTGCAGCTAACGGCAATAGCAGCGCCAGGTGTAGCTAATGCGACCCTGTTGTTTGACGTGCCCGCCACCGCATCGGAATAGGTGGGATATAGCCGCAACCCACCAAGTTGGTCTACGCTAACGAACCAATTGCCTTTGGTGTAAGCATAGCCCGATATAAATGATAACGTAGATGCACTACTAAATTCTACGAAATCACCTGTTACAAACGCACCAGAACTAAAGTCAAAGCTAAACATACCTTTATTGACATTAACATTTGCAGGCGTTATTGTTCCTGTAATTACATCATCACTATCTCTGGTAAGCTCTATATTACCTGCATTACCTAGATATACTGTCACAGCACAACACCTGTTGGTGCACCAGTAAATTGGAACTGGATGCTAGCCTGCATCACCTCACCGACGGCGCAACTTAATTCTGCACTGGTAATGATGCAACTGCCTTGGATGGATTTAGTATCCCAGCCAAGTTTTATAACTAATATGTCGGATTCACTAACTACAGCAGTCTTTACCACACGCTCTAGCAATGAAACCGGCGATGAATCATAATAAAACACAGTCGCACTACCGCTAAAAGTTCTAAGCCCTGGCACGTAGCTGCGGTCACTTTCAGTTAATACTGTGGTCTCTAGCGCATCAACCGTGGCTGATATACTCCAGTTGCTTACCTTGGCTACTTGTGTGCCGTTATAGGTTAAAGTGCCGTCCTTACCGCTGTAATAGGTCATTTGTCAAGCACCCCAATCAATTTTATTGTAGCCGACATGCGGCCAGGCTTTACACTGTTGAACTGCGGCGGTTCGGCATAACGATATTTCATGCCAAATGGTGTAGCGGAGAAGCGGTTTGTGGTGCCGCTTGCTATACCAGCATGGAATCCTGGGTTGCCGCTATGCGTTAAGGAGTTAGCTGCCACATCAAATACGCCTAACGTGCCACGGCAACTATGGTAATGGTCATAAATCAAAGCTGCATTGGCATCAGTAATATTATCAAACGATAGTGACAGTTCCATATTGGCACGTTGGTTGCCATATTGAACCCTTACCTCAACGCCATCTTGCGCTTTAAACGTAGTGCCTGGGAAATCACCAGCCGATAACGACCTGCTGGTAGCAGCAATATTTGGGAAGCTAGGGCCTGCAAAACTCATTGCTCGTTTTCAACCACGAATTGGCTGTCCTCTAGGTTTAGATAGGTGATCCTGCCGGAGCTGTCGATTGGTACATGGGTGCCGGTGATTTCCACCATTCCCTCCTCATCATAACTAATCAGCTCCGCTTTATACATATAAGCGCTAACGGCATTTGTGTACACCGTAAACACCGCCCCCGCAAATGTGGCTGAGGTGAAGCCATTAGCATCAACTGTCATGGTGCCAGTTTGCACCTCAGTTAGCCCTGACCGCCACCAATAAACTGAGTTAGCGCCAGATAATCCAGTGCTTGAAATCACCTTGCCATCATCCAAAACATAACCATTTTCAAACTGGTCTACATGTCTGGCTTGGCTTGCAACTTTAAAATACGCACCAGGCGCTAATGCTAAACTTTCGGGAAATGTTTTGAATGTAATCGTATGCGTTACGTGGCGACGTGTTTGAATTAATAATTTAGCAAAACTAATCGCATGTGTTTTATTAGTGCAGAAACCAGTAAAATCAACAGCTTCTACTTGCAGCGACCTGTGGTCTGGGTCATTTGGCCTAACTAAAATGTTGCGTGTTTCGGCAAAGCCATCCTCCACTTCATCACGTACCGTAATTAATACTTGCGGTGCTATACGTTGCTCGGCTGGATACCAGCTTACCTGCAATGAATCCTCAATAATATTGCCATCGGTAAATAGCGCCGAGATTTTAGGCAGTCTTTCAAAAGCACCGAAAACCGAATAGCCAGTAAGCCCTTGCGTTGGTGATACCGGGAATGTAGGCTGCAACGATATTTTACCACCTAAAATAAGGAAATCCAAAAAGAAGTATGGGGCATGTTCGTATGCCCAATCACGTACATTAACAGGTGAACCTATCACACCATCGTAAAACAATTGATTCTGGATGCAGATTTTACTTGCGGCTTGGAAGCCATCCCAATCAATCATACTTTCTGGTATTAAATTGTTAGCGCCTGCTGCTGGAGCGCGTAACAAATGACGCAATATCTCAGGGAATAAATGCGTTGGCCCTGTGATAGAACCTGGCGATGAATAACCGCTAGTATTACCAGTTTCTGGGTCTACCATTCGGATTACATTAATGCCTTGCTTTGCGTAATAAGTAAAATTATTAAAGTCGTTCCATTCCTTGCCGCTGCGTAATTGCA